CCATCCGCACCAGGGTAAGATTTAAGTCATTCCAAGACTCGGGATTGAAGGGGAACCTTCACCGACCAGGGCAGATTTTAACGTGTCTCCGTCACGGGCATATCGGGGATGACTCCACCAGGTTTTTTAAAGACTCTCCATGTCTTCATCATCACGAACATAACATGGAACACGAGCAGGATCTAACCATTTCGTATATTCAAAATCTTCCATAGCAGTGGTAAGTTGCATACCATTGTCACAGAGATACATGTCACTATAACGTTTAGTCCAACTATCGGCTTTTTGAATACGATAGTCGGGGAATCCATTATCTAGAGTTCCACACTCAACATAACGATAAGGGAAACGTTCTAGAATAATTTTCATCAAGCAACCTCCACGGATTCGAGATCGTTATAAACATATTCCATAAGCATTTCATAGTCATCCAGAGGATCACCAGAAAATACTACACCTTCATTTTCATAGAAACGACGAACCTTTTTGAAAAGTTTCGGATTCTTTACATCAAGGAAAAATTCGCCGTTTGCAGCACCACGAAGGGTCTGGATGTCTTTCTTGAATTTTGCGGTCAGTGCCATTGTCGTGTGTTGATTACCTAGTTATTGTAGGGGTTTGACAGAGATCTGTCAAGTGCTCCTTGCGTGGATCGAACACGCCTCAGGCGAATTATGAGTTCGCTGCATTCACCAGATTGCTAAAGGAGCTGGTAGGACTGCGGGGAATTGAACCCCGTTCACACCGTTATAAGCAGTGGGCCTTAACCAATAGGCGACAGTCCCATGAATTTCAATTAAGTATATGAGAGTCGAAACTCTTTGTCAAGGAGCCTCGTTGTTCTGTTCTGTATACAAGCGTATGAGTTCATCATCCGCAGGAACCATTACTGCTTTTTCACCAGTTTCCTTATTTTCTATCCCAATAGTCTCTCCATTCTCCACTCTCTCCAAAAGAGCATCCCAGTTTTCTTGCCAGTATTCCACAGAATAAAAGTCCATAGTTGAGGATATTTATAAGTCGGGGTGACAGGATTCGAACCTACGACTTCTGCTTCCCAAAAGCAGCGCTCTACCAAGCTGAGCTACACCCCGTTGATTACTTCTATATAGTATCATTTATGAGAGTTTTTGGCAAATGGTTCCCAATGTTCCCAACCATATTTGTGAACCGCCCACATGCCTAAGATGGGTACAAAGATCAGAGAGAACCCCATCACTCCAAGAGCAATAGGATTCTCCATCACCATTCTAGCAATATGTCCAAGTTCATGCATCATTTTAATACCTTGTGTGCAGTTCCATCACCATCATATTGATCGGTATCATAATACCCACCGTTCCTTTTTAAACCAAACCAGATTGTAGAAATAACAAAAGGAATTGCTGCGTACATTAATGCTTTACCTAACATCGTGACCTCCGAACATTGCTCTCATACCATTTAGGACTTTGTTTGCAAATCGTCCAAGTCTTCTGGACTCAAATCTTGAGTAGAGAGCCGTAGTAATAACAGGGGCTGGAACACCGAGATCCACAGCAGCGTGGACAGTCCAACGACCCTCACCACTGTCGCTAACTCCCCCATCGTACTCGCTAAGCTCTCTATCGCGGCGTAGAACATCAGCGGTAAGATCAAGTAACCAAGACCCAACCACGCTACCACGACGCCAAAGCTCAGCCACCTGAGCAACATCAATATCGTACTGATAATCGGCAGGGTTGTCCATTGGGGCGACCTCTGCATCTCCTGCTTTGACATACTTGGCACCTGCATTTGCTTCGTGAAGAATATTAAAACCTTCGGCATATGCTTGCATCATGCCATACTCAACACCGTTATGAACCATCTTTACAAAATGTCCTGCACCAGGACCACCGCAACGCAACCAACCCCTCTCTGCAGGACTTAACCATGCGTCAGATTTAGTCCTGGGGGCAGCATCAATTCCTGGGGCGAGGGCATCAAAAATGGGCGCACAAGTGGCGACCGCAGTATCTCCGCCACCAACCATAAGACAGTATCCACGGTCCAGACCGTAAACACCACCACTAGTGCCACAGTCAAGATACGCGATGCCAAGTTTTGCAAGGCGCTCTGCTCTTTTCCGACTGTCCTTAAAATTGCTATTGCCATGATCAATAATAATATCGCCTTGACTACAATATCGTAGTAACTCATTGATCGTCTCCTCTACTGTTTCTGCTGGTACAACCATCATGAAGACACCAGGAGTGGTGCCACCATTCTTTTTACTTTTAACTACTTGAACAAGGCTTTGAATAGAAGTGGTACATCCACTGATATAACCCTTTTCATATTGTTCGCAAGCTTTTTCATAGTTGTTCCTATACCCCCATACTTCATGGTTTTGTTTGAGTAGACGGCGAGACATTCCCTCTCCCATCCGGCCGAGTCCAATCATTCCTACTTTCATAAGTACACCCCTTAAAGTCGTGAATTTCTTTTACTGATAAGATAAACATACACGCAAAACCTAACAAGAATGCGAAACACAACTGTGGAAAATTATAGTTACAATCATCCGCTGTTGGATCTTCTTCATCGTCAGGTCTATAAACCATGATTATTTAAGCTTGAGTGGATAATCCCAGCTTGTTATAAGTTGGGTTTTGTGTTCAGGCCCCCACAATCCACCGTGATAGATGAAAGGAGCGGTTCTAATGCGACAATGATCACCAGTGCATAACAAGTCATCAACAATTCTCCAAGACTCCAACACTTCATCTGCATGGACAAAGTGTGATTGGTCTTCATTGATGGCATCATAGAATAGTTTTTCATAACCATCTACCGCCTTTTCTACAGGATAATGATACTGAAGTAAGGCAGGTTCAACATTATCATTGAGACCAGGAGATTTGATGTCAATACGCATGTCCAGATGTGGGTCTGGTTGCAGTCTCATAACAATACGATCATTACAATCATGACCTTCAAAGAGAGTCTGTGGTGGTGCTTTAAATTTAATCACCACTTCCACACAGTCAACAGGCATCTTCTTACCTGTCATGAAGTGAAATGGAACTCCCTGCCATCTCCAGTTATCAATATAGATATCACCAGCAACAAATGTTGGTGTTTGAGAGTCATCCCCCACACCTTCCTCTTGACGGTAACCAATATACTGACCAGCAACAAATTTACTACCTAGTCTTGTAGCTGCAAGAACCTTTGTCTTCTCTCTACGAATCTCTCGTGCATCAATCTTGCATGGAGGTTCCATAGCAATCAGTGCGAGAACCTGCAACATATGGTTCTGTAACATGTCTCTGACCGCCCCTGCGGTCTCATAGTACTGAGAACGACCCTCGCACCCTATGGTCTCTGTGGCGTAGATCTGAACCTCTTCTATGTACTGCCTGTTCCAAAGTGGTTCCAATAGAATATTGCTAAAGCGGGTGGCAAGGATATTATTAACAGTATCTTTACCGAGATAATGGTCAATGCGATATACTTGTTTCTCGCGTAAATGTCCAGCCACCACAGATTGTAGATAATTAGCAGATTGAAGATCGGTGCCAAAAGGCTTCTCAATAATGACTCTTGATTTTTCTGGGTCATCTAACTTACCTGCCTGTTTTAGATGAGTGATTGCATCAGCATATCTTTCTGGTGGTACAGAAAGGAAATAAGTAGTGTCATCTGTCCACCCCAAAACTTCCAGTGATTCCGAGTTACTCAGATCACAACAAACATAATCAAGTCTTTGTAAAAACTTCTTTGGATAATTACCCAGAGTATTGACCCAACTCGCTTTGTCATGTTTTGTTCTGGAAGCACCAACAATCAGAAGATCCTCTGGTAGAAGATTCTCCTTATGAAGAGTATAGAGAGCGGGTATAAGTTTTCGTCTACAGAGATCTCCCGTAGCTCCGAAGATTACTATTGACTTCATTGCACAACTCCGTTGCAGTGAGGACAAATCCATCCTTCGTCACCGAAAAGTAGACTTGAATGGAATGCACCAGACTCACAGAATTGTTTGATTGGTTCACTGATTTCAGCGTCAACCAAACTCTTATGACAATGTGGACACTCTCTGAGTGTTAGTGGGTAAATCATAGTCGTGTAGGAACATACTCCATGTCTTTCAGGAATTCATCTAGAATCGCACCATACTCCTTAAATCTACGATCTCCGGCTATGAAGCGTCTTTGTCTCATCCAAACTGCATCAGCCAAAAGTTTGACTTGTTCTTCGGTAAATGTGAATTCCTTCATTTTTTACTCCGATTACTTTTGTGTTTGAACAGAATCCCAGTCTTTCTGGAATAGTTCTAGACCTTTTTCTGTCATGATATTTTTGTACATACCCCAGAAAACTACTGGTGGAATGGTTACCACATCAGCGCCAAACAGGGCACACTTTTCAACTTGTCTTACATCACGAACAGATGCACCAAGAATCTGGGTAGTAGTGAACCTACCGTGTCCAGTATATACTTCACGAATATTCTTGATGAGTTCAAGACCATCTACTGAATTATCTTCCCATCTACCAATGAATGGTGAGATGTATGCAGCACCAGCCTTCTCTGCAAGGATTGCCTGTGCGACTGAGAACACCAAAGTCACATTAACCTTATAACCAGCAATGGTAAGTGCAAGACAGGCCTTAAGACCTTCTACAGTACAGGGAACTTTGATAGTAACGTTCCAAAGTCCTTCAAATGCTTTTGCTTGATCAATCATTTCCTCTGCGGTATCAGCAACAACCTCTGCGGAGATTGATTCTAATTGTGGAAATGAAGATTGAATTTCTTTAATAACTTCTATTGGATCTCTACCACTCTTTTTAATCAGAGTGGGATTTGTTGTAACTCCATTCAAAAGTCCAGTTTCATAAACTGAACGGATCATGTCAACATCTGCGGTGTCTAGAAATATCTTCATGTTTTTTCTTAAAAAGGATACGCATGGGTCAAGCCCCAGAAAACAAATAGTCCTATGGTTCCAAATATGACCAAGGTATATAGAGTCAGACTATTCATCACATATCTCCTCCGTTACGAAATCCTACTATGTAACCAATAATAAGACCACACATAAACGCAACAAACATGTATAACATGTGAGACACGAACTCAATGAATATTAACCAGTCCGTCGTAGTCATCGTCCTCATAAGTAGATGGTTCTTCAAAGAGTTCTTCCATTTTTTGTTGCAAAACTCTTTCTTGTAGTTCTTTTAAATCGTCCTCTGTGATCATTTGTCTTTGAGTAGTTCCTCTATTCGTTTACGCATGTTATCACTATCCTGTTTTAGATAGTCTCTAAGAGAATAACCACGTTGACCTCTCATAATACATGTTCCTTGATAGAACATCGTGGCAGCAAAAACTAATAGTAATACAATACCAATTATTTCAGGGTAATGTTTAGCCATGGTAGTACGGGAGGAATTACACCTATAAGTCTCAGAAGTCCTTCAGCAAATAAAGCAAGGACAACCCAACCAACGCACATAGAAATAATGGAAGCATTCCTATTGTGCCTGCGTATAGCAGCATCGATCATCTCCTGAACTTCAGAACGACTGACCAACTCATCATGTTCTCTATCCATTTTTTACCTCTCTTAGATAACGGCGATACATTTCCAAAGTTTGATTGTCACATTCACGTTCATCTGATGGGGGATTCCATCCTTGACTAAGGGTAAAATCACAAAATTCATATACTTCTTGAGTAACCACCATTCCGACTCTGACCAGAGAACTCAATAAATGGGCTCTTTTTTGAAAGCATTCGTCTTTGAATCTCCAATCATGAGTGCTTGTCATGATTACCTCCAAGAAATTTTTCTAATGGATCCTTTTCACCTCTAACAATTGCACATGCTCTTTTGTAGAACATATTATCAGTGTTACCAGAATCCTCGAAAGTCTTCTTGATCTTCACCCAATTATTATAGGTGTGTTCGTCCATGAGGTTATTGAGTTGTACATAAGTATATACTAATCACGAAAGCCCCAATGGCAACAAGTGTGTTCGTATCGTAACACTCATTAAGTAATAATTAAATTTGTAACAATTCTAAACGGAAAGGGTGGGATTCGAACCCACGGTGCTACTAACACGGCAGTTTTCAAGACTGCTACCTTAAACCACTCGGTCACCTTTCCAAACGGAGGATGTTGGATTTGAACCAACGGATGCACTTAAAGTACATCGGGGGATTAGCAATCCCCTGCATTAAACCTAACTCTGCCAATCCTCCTATCGGACTTCAAAATCCAGTTTACGAACTTTACGAGCCCTTCTGGATTCTTGATAAGCTAGATCTGATGCACTAAGTACATTAGATTTCTTATCTTCAGATAAAGAGTTTAACATAATAACCTGAGATAGGTCAAGTGCTGTAATGTTTGATCCTTTAATTGTGGTTAAATTTTCGCAACCACAACACTTTGTTTTTGTTGGATGCGACTCCAACTCGGTGTTGCACACCTTACATCTAATTTTTAACATTGTCCAATACCTTAATTAATCAATCTTCA